GGTACCCAGAAGTCATGCACTATGCCAAACGCGGCCTCTTGCTGTACTACGGCGCGAACACCCGGCATATCCCTAAATAACGTAGCCAAGGAACCCGAGCAGGCGACAATCACGTCACAGCCTTTCTTGACCATGTACCGTATCATTCCGGCGCAGTGTATCTGGTCGCCCAGACCGCCTTCCATGTTGAGTAAAATAGTACCCTTACTTACCCCGTCCCACATCGGTGTGGGTACTCTGGGCGGAGGATTACCGAAGACGCTTTCATGGCGACCACGGAAAATAAGTTTATGCCCGTCTAGCAAGTTACCACGGCGTATCTCGTACCAACCACGGTTAAAGGCCGCGCGGTCATTCAAAGGCTCTCTAAACCCAAGCTCGTCACCAATCTTAGCCGCCTCGTCCAAGTTACCCATAAGGCCCTGAGACAGCATAATATCAAGCTGATGTACGGGCAGGTTAGAAGTCTGCTCCCCACGCCAAAAACGCGGTTGAACAAAGCCACGGTACATGTGCTCTAAGGTGTCCTCGGCAGACTGGGTGTCAGCTTTCTTGAGCTTCTTACGGACGTTGTGCAGGCCCTGCACTTGCCAAACTTCTTCGTCTTTCTCTTGCAGGTTGGAGGCGTCGATGTTGTTCAGATCGTAAGTATGGGGCGTAAGCTCCAAGAACTCTTCAATACCACGCAGCACTTCTTCGGGCTTGCTTACTAGGTCTTCGTATTCGACGTAGTGTATGCACTCCTGTGAGAAGTTATGTGCGCCAAGCAGGGTTTGATACGACTGCTTTACGTGGTCCACAAGGTCAGAGGTACGCAAGAATTCAGTAAGATTGTCAGGCTTTGCCACACGGACCATAGAGGCCACGCAGTCTTCGACATTACGCACAGTAGCAATAATCTTAGGCTTGTACCCGAGCACGTTGTACATAGTAGGCATGTTAACTTCAGAGGCCCAACTACGTGCTTTGTCGAGGATTACCGGCTTGTCGATGTCGGCGTATTTGCTTTCGCAAATGGCTTTTAGTACTCGCTGTATTTCTTTCTCTTGTACCGTGTTGTCCTGCGTACTGGACTGTTGGCTAATAGAATCTGCCCACGCCTTTAACGTGCCCACGAGCATATCCAACAAACCCGAGGTAGCTGTGGTGTGCATCTCGGGGTGCTGCTGTAGTAACGCCGCCAGTACCGTAGAACCTGAGCGGGGTAGACCTGATAGGAAGTATATTTTTTTCATAAGTTGTTATTTACTTTTAAGCATCCTTAATTGCATACACTTGCTCAAAGCCTGTGCCAACATTACTCCAAGTAGTTAGCGACCCTATTTGTATGGGACTGTTTTTAATTAGATAAACAGTGTTATCGCCTAATTGCCCCGACGCGCCGTAGCCCCAAGCCCATAAAGTACCGTCGGTTTTAACTGCAACCGAAACTTCTTTCGTTACCCTTGTTTGCGCCCAATTAGTTAAGGCCCCTATTTGCACCGGACTACTTACGTTAACTGAGCTTCCGTTACCTAGTTTACCGTTGGAGCCTTGTCCAAGCCCCCAAAGGGTCCCGTTAGTTTTTATAAGCATAACGTGGTAGCCGTTTTGCCCATAGTCGGCCCAATTGGTATCAGAGCCTATCTGCACAGGAGAAGACCGTTTAATCGTGTCGTTTTGGCCTAAATTCCCTGTGCTGCCACTTCCCCAAGCCCAAAGCGTGCCATCTGTTTTAATAGCAGTACAGAATGGGTAACCTCCCGCAGCAGGGCCTCCCGCTTTATACCAATTGGTATCCGTCCCTACTTGTACGGGGGAAGAGCGGTGTACCGAGTAGCCAGTATTTTGACCTAAAGCACCGTGGCGACCGTCCCCCCAAGTCCACAAAGTGCCGTCGGTTTTAATTCCACAAACATTGACTCCTGTGCCTGCCGCGACATAGGCCCAATCGGTATCTGCCCCTACTTGTACAGGAGAAGAGTAGCCTATTTGGTTGTTTTGCCCTAATTGCCCGTAGTTATTTTTTCCCCAAGCCCACAACGTACCATCGGTTTTAAGTGCAAAAGTACTGTACGTGCCTATAGCTACCAAACCGCCCCACGTAGTTAAAGCGCCTACTTGTACAGGAGAAGAATAGGAAATACCCTCGTTATTTTGGCCCAACATCCCGTCATTAGCTCGACCCCACATCCAAAGCGAACCGTCAGTTTTAATGGACGCTGCGGCGTTTGTGGACGCTGTACTAAACGGTCCCCAATCGGTAAGCGCGCCAATTTGTGTGGGTGAAGAAATGTTAATGTTGTTAGTGTTTTGCCCCATCGCCCCGTTATTATCTCGACCCCATGAATAGGCTTCGGAGGGACTAGAAGGAACCACTGAATTACTCGCTGCACTTGCCGGACCTGTTCCCGTGCCGTTAGTAGCCGTTACGGTAAACGTATAAGACGTACCTCCGGTCAACCCGCTAACAACAATAGGCGAAGCAGAACCCGTAGCGGTAATAGAGCCGGGGCTTGACGTAACAGTGTAGGACAAAGTGGCGGGATAGCCGGGGTTAGCAGGCGCGGTAAAAGCAACCGAAGCGTTTAAAGGTCCCCCAGTAGCCGTACCAATCGTAGGCGCACCGGGAACCTCGGGCCATGTACCTGCGCCCTTGGCTTGTGCTGCTTGCGTCACGGTCCACTGACCGGAGAATTGTTTCCAAATTTGGCTTGGCATTACGACTACCCTCTAATCCCGTAAGACGAATAACGACCCGGTGAAGCATCTATCCAATTTGTATCCGCTCCAATTTGAACCGGGGAAGAGTACCCTAAATTAACGTCGTCTTGCCCAATTTGACCCCGAGAATTGTCCCCCCAAGCCCACAAAGTTCCGTCGGTTTTAATGGCAAGGAAAGCTCGGCAGTACCCACCTTCAACCTTGTCCCAATCGTTTAAAGCCCCTACTTGTACTGGCGAGGAATAATTTATTGCGTTATTTTGCCCTAACAAGCCCGCAATATTTTCTCCCCACGAATAAAGTTGGCCTGACGCATTTACCGCTAAGCAAGTACCGTCTTTACCCACTGCAATATTTGTCCAATTAGTTAAAGCGCCTATTTGAACGGGAGAAGAACGACTAATTAAATCGTTTTGCCCTAGTTGACCTAAGTTGTTTCTACCCCAAGCCCACAAAGTTCCGTTTGTTCGTAAACCCAGTGAAAAAACTTCCGCCTGTTGTGCGTCCAACCAAGTTTCCGCCCCCACTTGTACTGGGGAGGAGCGCCGTGCTGTAGCTCCGCTTATGTTAATGCCAAGCTCTCCGTAAACAGAGCCTCCAGAGGCGTATAAAGTCCCGTCAGTTTTAATATAAAAAGCCGCATTTTGACCCATCATAGCGGAAGCCCAGTCGGTATCCGAGCCTACTTGAATGGGAGAAGACACATTAACATTCGTTCCTTGTGCAAGTTTTCCGGCATTACCGGAACCCCACGTCCACAAAGTTCCATCAGGTTTTATAGCTCCAGCGCTTTGTTGGTTTACATCGAAAAACGCCCAATCGGTTAACGCGCCTACTTGAATGGGGGAAGAGGTGTTAGACGTTGCGCCCGCTGTGTTATTACCACTAAGTCCGGACGATAAGTATCCCCACACAAAAATACTACCGGGGTTTTTACGCGCTCCGGCACAGTATTGACCGCCCGACACGTTTAGCCATGTTCCCCCTGAGCCGACTTGAGTAGGCGATGATCTATCTATGGTGTCGTTTAAACCTAGTACACCAATAGAAAAAACGCTACCGTTGTCCCCCCAAGCATATAAAGGCTGCGGTGCAAATTCCCCCGGAGTCAACGGGTCAAAGTAGGCTTGGATAAATCCGCCTTCCCATCTATTAGACATACCCTACTCCTTACGAGCTAGAGATCGCTTCGTAGCTAATAGTGTAGCTGATGCCGCTTGCCGTGCCGCTAGTGACTACGATGGACTGGTCTTCCATTAGGTAAATCGCCGTGGTCTTATCCGTTACGATAATAGACGCATCCGCAGGGACTGACACCGTAGAGACGACAGGGTAAGAAGTACCCGCACCCGCCGCCGCGTTGTTTATAGCCACAGTGGTATCCACGGCGCTTGTGCCGTTGACGTTAGCCGCTACGATTTGGTTGATCTTAAGTACGTCACCAGAAGACGCCGCGTTAGACAGAAGCACGTTAGCTGCTGTGTCCGAGGGAGTCAGGAACGTCGTGTTTCCTAAAATGCTTGTTACGCTTACTATATTGGGGTTAGCCATTTACCTTCTCCTAGAATCCCATGACCATCGCAAGAGCGATGCTTAGTCCGGCGGATATGCCCGCGCTACCATATTCCAATGCGGTGCCACCGCTGTTTACTACGAGTGCTTGACCTGCTGTACCTAGAGTACTTAGGTTTGTACCGCCGTTTGCTATGGGAAGCACACCGGTTACGCCGGTAGCTAAGTTTACTACGCCCGTTGAAGCATTAGCGTTAAATACCGCAGCGCCTGCACCCGCACCATCTGTGACGACCATTGTTTTGTCGCCGTTAGCTATGTCTACCGTAGCACCTGAGCCTTGCTTGATCGTAATGATCTGGCCGCCAGTAGTAGCGTTCTCAATAATCCACGTCTTAGATACCGTGTTTGGTCCAAGAGTAATCTCACGAGTCGCTGTTAGCGATACTGCCGAAGTAAACTTTAAGTACAGAGAGCGCGTGGCATCTGCTGTCGCGTCCGGCATGGTGAAGGTTTCGTTAGCGTCAGCCGCTATTTCCTTCGTGCCGTAGCTAAAACCGTCGGTAATCAGCTCAAGGTTAGTGTTAGTACTGGTGCCCCAAGTGCCGTCTTCATCACCCGTGGTGATTTCTTTGAGCCGTAAGTTATTTACATAAGTAGCCATCTAATTTCTCCAGTATCTACACTAACGTGCTGCCGCCAGCGGCGGGGATGCTTGTCGCGTAAATCTTTGTATTCTGTCGTAAGTTTAGTGCTTCGCCGCAATCTGAGCAAGTGTCAGCGCTTAATTCAGCCTCGTTTACATCATACCCGCAGTTGCCGCATACCACTTCAATTTCATGCTTCGGGTCTATTGCGCTACCCAAGTTTGTCGCTTCGTTTACTATTTTCATGCTGCTATTTCCGTCCAATTAGGTGTTTGGCTGTCGTCTACGTCTACCCATCCTGCATTCTGATTCGGTACGATTTCACTCCAAACTAGAACTGTTCCGACTTGGCCTGTGGCCTGTACGCCAATGGCGTATACCTTGGCTCCTGCTGTCTCGGTTGTCTCGCCTAGTGCTGTAGTGCCCTGAACGCCGGTGACGTTGACGTTTTGCTGTAACAGTACAGTGATATTGCCCAGTGTAGCGGTGGCTTGCAGCCCAGTAGCATCAAGAGACGAATCCCCGATTATTTCTACATTACCCGCTGTAGCGGTTGCGGCTACGCCTACGGCAAAGACATTTACTTGGGTTAACGGCCCGGCTATTCCTAGCTGTCCTGTCCCCTCTACACCTGTAACAGCTACGATGGCATCCGCGTTAACTATTACCGTACCAATCTGACCGGTAGCTGCATTGCCGAGAGCTTCTATCGCTCCATCGGCTTCAACCGCAATATTACCAAGAGCTGTGGTAGCTTCGACGCCTGTGAGGTATACCCCAACGCCTTCCTGTACTTCGACTGAGCCTATCTCACCGGTAGCTTGGAGACCTAGTGACTGCCCCCACGAACCTTGACCCCAGACTCCTCGACCCCAACCGCCTAGATAAACAGTGGCATCCCAGACCGTATATCCCGCAACGCCTGTGGCGCTAAGCCCAGTAACCGAAACGCTTGCATTTGCTTGCGCTATGGCTGTACCTAAAGCCGCTGTGCCAACTACGCCGGTAACACTTACAACTGCATCACCCGTAACACCTACAGTCCCTACAGCACCTGTACCGATAGGCAGAGCATTACCTTCGCCCCACGAATCCGTACCCCAAGTGCTGAATCCCCAACCGGAGAGTGGGACCGTAACGTCAGTCATATCAGGACCTAAGCGATACGGATTATAGCGTTGCTCGCGTCAGCCGCTGGGAAGACAATAGTAAAGTCGCCCGCAGTAGAGGTCTTGTCCGCACCGAAGTCCAGAACTGCAACAGCAGGGTTAGTGCCGCCGTCTGCTAAGTAGATCAAAGCGCCACGAGCAGTAATAGTCGCTGTAGACCATGTAGTATCTGCAAAGTCTAGGAACGCTGTAGTGCCGCTAGAAGCTGGGTTTGCAGAGATAGTCAGGGTATTACCGCCTGCTGTATAACCTGTACCAGAAACCTCATTAGTTACCGAATACGCAGTTGTAGTCGCATCCAACGTAGCCGCTGAAGTAAACAGTGCGATTTTAAATGTTTGTGCTGTGCCGCTGCTAAAGTCGAACGTCCCGTCAAGGATGCCAACTTTGAACGATGTAACCATAGCCTGTGAAATAGCCATTTGTGTTTCCTCTTAAATTAACGCGGGGTTATACGGAGTTGACCAGAGCGGTACATATCTTCCCGCATCTTGCCGTCCCCTAAGTTTTTGAGTAGCGCCATAGCGTCTACGTACATACTCTGGTAAAGCTGGATCATATCCGGCTCACCTTTAATGAAGCGTATTGCCTCAACCAGAGCACCATTTAACAGCGCAGAATCAAACTCATTGCCAAGCCACGTAGTGCCCGCAGTAACAATAGACTCTGGGTAGTAGCCGTAATGAAGCTCCACCTCGTATGATGCGTCTGGTGTTGGGCCTATGATAAACGCTGTGTCATCAAAAAGACCGTAATGTCTCGGCGTCCCAGTGCTAGTAGGTCCGGGGTAAGCCTCGCGGATGAAGTTAACATCCTTATTCAGCAGGTACTCGTAGTTGCCCTGAGCGTCAATAACCGCCAAAGAGAACGGATACAAGAAGTCTGTCGGGAACACCAAGTACTTATTTCCAGAAGTCAGGTTACCAGTCTGGTTACGACGCAAAGCCGGTATCTGAACAGTGTTATAAATCTTCTGCTCAGCCTGATCTGTAAACATAGCAAGTTGGTCGTCCGTAAACGACTGCTCGCAGATGTCCTCAATATTTGTCTTCAGCTCGGTGTAATTCACCTGCTACTCCTTAACCCATTGGGCCTCGGGCCATAGTACCTTTAGTCGCTGCACCTACACCACGAACCTTAACACCGCTAGTCTTCATGTCTTTAGGCGGTTGGTTGCAGCAGTCAGCTACTTTGTACATAACAGGCTCGTTAGGGAACTCTATTACCTTCGGGGCCTTCACGTTTGATCTTGACTTCATTTTCATTTTGATCTCCTAGCTCGTAGTTACTGTTACGGACCCTACGGCTCCTCTTCCTTCCAAATTGTCTGGGGTAAGTCCAAAAGGATCGTTTAGTCCTACTGGGTCCCATCCCCATTGAATATCCCTACTTGATACTAACTCCGCAGAGTCCGGACGTGGGTTTCGCAGCGCCTGTGGGTCTTCAACCGGAAACTCACCTAACTTGTTCTGTGGCTGATCTGGGTTCCAACACTCGGGGCATGCCTTAATGTTGGTCTTATTTCCCTTAACAATCAGCTCTTTAAGTTCTCGTAGTCTATACTGAAATCCGCAAACATCACAGATCGCAATAGCTTTTTGCCCAGACGCATACTTGTAGCTCATGTCTACCTCACGCCATATATACGCGGCACCAAGCTAAGTGTGGCTTTCTCTCTATCTTCACCCGCAGCTAACTCAAACTGACGCTCGTACTCGGCCTGTAGCATAGGAATACGTGGCATTAACTCAGGGTCTTTTTGCGCTATATAATACGCAAGCCCTGCAACGAGGCAGGGCAAGAAACGGAAGTTAACGTCTGCTGTGTTTACCCCTGTACCGGCATCTTCAATACGACGCATACGCCAATACTTAAGGATGTAGTAAGGCGCTACAAGCGTGCCTTGATCTGGCACCGGCCATACTGTTGCTGTTGGGTTAGCCTGCCCACGGTCTATGTACATCTGGATGGGGCGGCCTTGGTTTAGCTTGTTAGGGATGCTGGAGTACGTAGAGACGCTGATTCGAGTAATGTTTAGGTCAGACTGAGTGCTGATGTTGCCATTACCCGTACGCACTACGTGCTCTAATAAATCTATAGTATCTGCTGGCAGGTCATAAGTGGCTGTGCCTTGAGCGAGGTTTAACGTGCCCTCTTCAATAGTCCACATGTTAATGCCACGGTTCTGCCACTCGATAGTCAACAGGTTCATGGAACGACGAGCAGTACGCAGGTCATAACCAGAACGCATTTCTCTACCGGCACGTTCCCACGCTTCTTCCGCAATCTCGGTGAAGTCCATGTTAAACGCTGTAGTGCCAGAAGTTGCCATTATTTCTTCTTCCTTTTAAGCGGTGTTACACGCTTGGGTTTTCCCGCCGGTTGCCCTAGGCGCTTCTTCTGCGCTACTCGGGACTTCTTCTCTGCCGCTGTCATTTCACCAGAGGTCTTAGGCGTTTTACTGGAGACGCGCTTTGTGGGCCTACAGTACGGGGTTCCCCGCTTCTCGCCTTCCTTACGACCGCAGTCTTTGCCGGTACGGACATCTTTCCAGTCCTCTTTAAACCAGCGCTTTAGGGCTTTGCCCTTCTCCGTCTTACGAACGGCCACTGGCTTTCTTCTTCCGGCATTTAGCTATAGCACCCGAGGCGTACGCAGATGGGAAGACTTTATACGACGCCTTCACCTTGCGGTAACAATCATCTTTGACCGTACCGCCTTTCTTAAACGTAACGGGCTTCATTTTGCCCATGCCTCGGCACTTCATCATACCATGCGACCCTTAGTGTGGCCCTTCATGCAGGCACCATCACCGCGTGTTACGCCGCCAGCTTTGTAGCCTTTACCAGCACCCATCGCCATGCCGCCTTTCGCCATTTTGTGCTCAGAGTCCTTCATCATGGTACCGTCAGGCATTTTGTGCATACCTTTAGCCATGCCGCCTTTCTTCATTTTCTTAGTTCCGCAACCAGCCATACCGCCACTCCTAAACTTACGGCCTTTATCGGCCTCGACATAATCTTTACCCACGCTTTGTGGGATTCCGACCTGCTTAGCAAACTTGGGGTTATTCGCCACCGCTGCCATCAGGTTGTGCTGTTTCTTGCTCTTGCTCGGCATCTTTCTTCCCGCCTTTGATGCTGACTAAAGTAGGTTTAGATTCTCCAGTCTCCTCAGTCTCTTCTTCATGAAAAGCCTGTAGGGCAAACGCAAACTCTAAAATCTCTTCTGGTGACCAACGTCCCTTAGAATAACTCAGAATGGCCAATGAAACGTCTACCATCGAGTACTCTAAGTCTTTCATTTGGTTACCATTTTACCTTGTCGGCCCAGTAAGCTGCGCTCATTTTACCCTTGGCGATGTTCTTGCCGTGGCGGGATTTAAATGATTTGCGCTTGGCTTTCATCTTAGCAGATTCGCCCGCTTTGGGTTTACCCGCAGTAGAAGCACCTTGCTCACCGAAACGAATAACTTTCTCCTTCCCACCTTCACAAGCCTTAACTACATGAGACTTTTTAGGGTGCGAGGGAGTTCGTTTGGGCTTATTACAAGCCATCGCTTTCTTGTCGACTTGCTTAGCCATTAGCTGTAGAACACCGTCATTGCAGCAATATTAGTCAGCAGAGTGATTGTTACGTCACTTGCACACCGAATGCCGTAGTCTGGGATGTTAATGGAGTGCGAGTCGTCTGTGGCAAAATCAATGTCCAAGACCGTACGGCCACCAGCACCGTCAGTAATGGTCAATCGACCGGGACCAACATTACTAGTTAGCACTTGCACTTGGCGTATACGAGCTGGGCCTACACCCAAACTACCGGTGCCTGCGGCAGCAACCCGTTTGGTTTGAATATCTGAACTAGACATAGGTCTCTCCTCTAGTTAAGTCTAAAGGTTAGCCTGCTGAAATAGATAGAGTAACACCGTCAAGCCAGATAGCGCCCGCAACACCCGGATCAGAAGTAGGGATTACGATTACGTTAGCAGTGCCAGTAGCAGTGATGTTGCCTGTAGTAGTTACAGTGCCTTGAAAGCCGTTAGTCGAGATGACAGGGCCTGTAAAGGTAGTATTAGCCATTTGAGAATCCTCACATGCGAGTTAATTTGGGGTGCATCTGTCTGCATGTCGTCAGCCGGGACTGTCAGATACACCGGATGACCCCGGTATAGTTACTATATACCATTTCGGGGGTAAGTACACAATACTTAAGCAAAAAAAGACCCGCCTGTGGAAGCGGGTCAAGTCTCAAGGGAAACAAAAAAAGAATAGTCAAAGCATTAACTGTTCACTGCGAAATTGCAGCACCACCAACATATCACTTAATTCGGGTCTCGTAAATGTTCTTTACCCACCACATGAACATATCTTCGCCAAGGGTGTGTTTCATGGTATTTACCCTAGCAGCAACTAGCTGTACGTTTTCCCGTACGTAGGGGCCTTGGGGATTTATGCGGTCTATCGAAGCGTTAAAGTCTTTCTGCTTCCTATCGCCGTAAGTGCCGTCTCTTTGGTGGGTCATGAGCATACCAGATAGGGCACACTTACCGTCTTGCATTTCCCACAGGTCAATAAGGTCTTCTGTGGTCAGTTCGTAATCAACACCCTGCTTAACGCGTTGAGATTTTAACTGCGTATTTAATACTCGGAGGTACGACTCAGGGGTAGCAGAGGTCTTTCTTGCCCTTTGTAGGGTAACGCACTGCTGACACACACCACGAACAAAACCTTCTTTGAAGTGCTCGAATTGTGATACCAGCTTAGTTTTGTTGCACGAAGTGCAGATTCGAGAGCCTTGTGACTCTTGCTTTACTTTAGGTTCTCTAGGCATAGGTACTACCTTTATACAAAAGAAAGGGGGCCGAAGCCCCCAATCTTAACACCATTTGCTTATTAAGCGCCCGGTGAACCGAAGATACCCAGTGGGTCAGATACGCCGAAGCTGTATCGCTCACGAGCCTTATATCGGCTGTTGCCTGTGTCAAAGTCTGCGTCCATGCTAGTTTGCATAGGTGAGCGGACAAAGTGCTTCAGGCCGTTAGGTACGTCAGTCATCAAGAACCACGCATTGGTGTCAGTCAGGTAGTTATTTACTGTATAACCACCGGGGATTGAACCGTTGTTGCGGATTGCGTTGATGTCGTTATCGGCTGTAGACACACGAAGCTCAGTATCCAACAGGCGAGTAGCAACGAATTGCAGCGCAGGTGGGATTACAAGCTTAGAGGGCTTAGCAGCGATAAGGAGACCACGCTCATCAGTCCAACCAGCGATCTGGATAACGGCAGCTTCGAGTGAAGTTTCGTTAAGATCGGCTGCAACAGCAGGACGGTTTGAGTTAGTTCCACCAGAAACTAGTGGGTGGTCAGTCGCACACAAAGTCTTGCCATCACCGTATGTAGAGCCAGCAGCAAAAGCGTTGTTGAGGATTGAAGCACCCTTAACTTGCTTAGTGTAAGCCATACCACGGGCCAGAGCCTTCGTGTAACGTGAAGAGAGTGAATCGTAGAGGTTATCTTCGATTGCTTCCTCAGTTAGCGAGAAGCCCATAGCGATTGTCTCGTGAGTGTAACGAGCAGTCCACGCTTCTTGCGCGTTGTCATACTCGATTGCAGAACCTTCACCCTTAACAGGCGCGGCACTGAAACCGGACAACTTAGTTTCTTCTTCGAAAGAACGGTCAGAAGACTCAGTCTCGAAGATTTCGGCAGCCTCATCACCATACTTAGCGTATTCGAGACCAAAGAGGGCGTTTAGACCCGGTAGTAGCTCCTTAAGGAGTTGCGCTCTTGAAATAGCCATTTGCTAGTCTCCTTATACGCCAGTAGTTGAATTGTACTGGTGAGTATTGAGCTTAACAATCAACTCAACAAAAGCATCAGCACCAGTTGCGGTATCTGTGACAACATCAATTACTCGCACAGGAACAGTTGCTGTAACAACATCTGAGCCAGCGAGGACTGATTGTCCAGAATCTCCAGTAGCAGTATCGCCTGCACCTTGTACTACGGCCATATTAGAGCCGACAACAGTACGGTCTTCTGCGGTTACTGCACCACCACTTGTTACAGCAACTTTGAAAGCCGCCATAGGGTCGTCTACTACGATAGCAAACGCGTTAGTAACGCTAGTGCCGGGGTAGTATTGAGCCGGTGTGAACTGGCCCAGAGAATTGACGTACTGGACGCCAACACAAACACCCACCGTAAGACCACTAGTGGTACCGGTGAACTTTTCACATGTGCCCGCCGCTACAGTTTGAACCATGTCACCCGCGAAGATAGCCACGTTGTATGTACCCGCAATAGGAATAAGGCGAGTAGCACCAGCGTAAGGCATACCGTCGATACGGTTGATTGGCTTAAAGCCGTAGGGAGCGCTGACTGTTGGATAAGCCATTGTATATAACTCCTAAAATTTAATTTCCGCTGCCGAAAGTAACCTTCGTTTTCCTATCGTGAAATAGGGGCATACGAGGATCATTTTCGCGCATCAGGTTATTGTCCACAGAGTGAATTTGCGATTCAGCTTGGTGCTGGTAGTAATCGTTTCGCTCTTGGACAAGTTCTACTGGGGCCTTACATAGCATCAAACCGCCAACGATGACATTGTCCTTAAACCGTGTATCTGCCACAGCGTCAGTAAATATCTCGGGGTGATCTTCTGCACGTACAGGTTCCCAGCCTTCACGTATTTTCGAGGAAATATTAGTGGCGTCAGATTGACCATTAGTCGAAATACGAACCCAGTGGTAAGTGTATCCGTCTTCGGGAGTGGGGTCAGGCAACACAGTGGGTCGCGTCCACGCCGTTTTACGGACTGTCTTTGCACGGGCTTCAAGGTCTCTATCTAGTCTATTTGTAGCCATTATCCTTTCCTCATTAGTTCAGCAGCCTGTTTGGCGTAAGTTTCCAGTGGTACTCCAAGTTTTTTCGCAATAGCTATTTGTGATTGCGTTAGCCTAATTTTCTTAAGCCCTGTGCTCCGCGAGGCGGGGGCAACCACGTTGCTAGATTTTCTCTGAGTACTAGCTGGTTCATCTTCAATCCCATCATCAAACTGATCGGGAAATACTTGTCGCATACGAGAATTAACTTTCTCGTAGTAAGTATCTGATTGGGGGTCTACCCCGTCTTTCGTTAACTTGTTATGTAGCCCTAATGCAAAGGCAGTCATTTCGTCATCTGAGCCGAACCACGGGTTATCATCGCGCCATGCTTCAGCTTTAACGTCCCGCTGCACTTGAGGTCGGGGTACATCTACCTGCGGTTGTACAGGAGTAGTAGTTGTTTGTAAAGAAGTTTCTGTAGTTTGCGCGCTGCTCTTAGTTACGTCCCTAGCACGCATTCCTTTAGCCCTAGTGGCTATGGCTTGCGCATTGTTCATAACTTGTTGAGCTTCTACAACAGCGTCAGCGTCTCCAGATTCGTACGCTTCCTTATATTGACGTTTAGCGGCTTCTAACTCTACTTCTGCTTTCTGCTTAGCCGCCGCTATCATAGCGTTATAGCTACGATCCCCAGTGGTTTTAAGCTTTTCGTTCTCCGCTATAAGATTTTTGGCGTATGCCTCTAAAGCTTCTCGCTCACGTTGGGCCTCTTCTTTAGCCCTACGCTCGTCGTGGTAGCCCTTACTAAAATGCTTAATACGGTTCTTAACTTTCTCGGAGTAGTTTTCTAGCTCCTCGTTAGTAACCTCTTCTGGCGGTGGAGACGCCTTTCGCCCACGATCTTCCAGTGGAGTATCGTCTTCTACCTCAATCTCTACTTCACCCGCCTTTATAGTATCTTTGGCGGACTTCATGTCTTCCCGACCGACAGCACCTTCTACTTCAAGGGGCGCGTCTTCTTCAGCAATATCTACTTCAACTTCTTGGGTATTAGCTTCCTTATCGGGATCGGGAAATTCAAATTCTACTTGTTGTCTAGGCATGGTCTATTCCTTATGCGCGCGAGACTGCTCGCGGATCATCGACGACGGCCTCAATAGAGTCGTCATTCATTAAACGATATTCCTGCTTTCCAACTTTAAAGCGCGTACCAGTATTGGCACGGAACATCACGTAGTCACCCACTTCGCACCAAGGCCCAGTAGGGAACCGTTCTTTGTCGCTATAGGCTTCTGCACCCATATCAAGTACACACCCGATAGTAGACAGGATGTACTCTTCCCGCCGCGTCTGGTCTGCCTTAATAAGACCACTATCCCCAAAGGTCTCCTCCACGTTAGGAAGGGCAATAAGCACCCTGTACCCCACCGGTTTCGGAATCGAGGCTTCTAGTTCCTCTTGGGTTTTGATCTCTTCAGCTATCTTCTTTTGCCTTTTCTCTTCGAGCGCAGTCATTGCTGGGGAAACAGAAGCTTCCGCTCCCACCCCGCTAACCGTTATAGTTTCAGTCATCGTTGTCGTCCATATAGTTACGCGAAAGGTCACCTACTTCTCTTAATGCGGCGTTTAGACCCCGAATCACACCACATACCTCCCGATATTCAGCAAAGTCTTTAGCTCCGCCGCTTTTCAGGAAATCTTCGCTGGAGGCTTGAAGCTCCGTTAATTTTTCATTTAGCACGTCAAAGACGGTTTTAGCCATTATCTTCCCTGCCCTCTATATTCTTTGAAACTGCGACGTTTGTGTTTGTTCATTGAGCCTACCTTCAAAGCCCCGTTGCCAATGCTGGTGCCTTTAACACCTTTGTTTAGCTGTAGGGCTTCTCCTGAAGTAATGCCTGACTTTTTAGCCACCTTGCGGTCCTCTTGGTTGTTGAGCTTTAGCTAAGTCCATTATCGCCTTCGCTTCGTCCAGATCGTTCTTGGCTTGGGCCTGTTCATTTTGTGCGGCTATACGGCTAGACTCAATGGCAGCGGTAGTTTGGGCTTTCTGCGTATCCAACTGTAGTCTTGCGGCGTCAATAGCTGCATCTGCTTGATCTTTCTGGGCTTTACGCTGTATCTCTTGCTGCTTAAGCTTAAGTTCTTCTTGCTGCATCTGAATAAGCGGGTCTTGCATCTTCTGCTGTGCAGCAGCTTGTGCGGCTTGGGCCTGTTTCTGTTGAGTAAGCTGTGTGCCCGCATCAGAGATAAGTCGCGCAAGAAGTACTTCGTCTTTCTCATCGAGTTCTTGGTTAGGTGCAGGTAACGGCACACCAAGTTTTTGTTCCATCTGACTTCTATAGTCAAAGGCAATATGCTCAGCAATATGCGCGTTTAATGCGGCCATAACTTGTTGCGCTGCTGGGTTCTGCCCAACAAATGCTGCTATTTGGGGGTCTTGCATAAACGCTTGGTGCGTAGCAATATGTGCCGCATGGTCTTGATATATAAACGCTTTTACCGGTTTCCCGACTAGGACATTCATATTCTCGCTAACCGGATCGGAAGGCTTGATGTCATCCTTGGTAGGTACGAGCTTGTCGGCGTTCTTGATACCCAAGACCTCGATCATCTGGCGATGAAGCTGCGGTAGGTCATAGATTTGTGGGGTGGCCTGTGCCATTTGCAACACGGTTTGGTACTGGACCACTCGTTGGGCCATCGTGCTGCTATTGGGGTCGCTGACAGGAATTACTTCCACCATAGCGTAGTCGGCTTGTCTAGCACGAGGCTCGCCACGGTCAGGCACATACATATACTCCGTAGGCGCATACTCAGCGATGATTTTTCTCAGGAGTTTAAACTCCTGCTTCATCGAGAAATGGACGCGGGATTGCACCGCAGCCATTGGCTTTAGAGTACGCTCTAGTAGAGCGAGGGTAGTTCCAACAGGAGCATTAGCACTCATGTCGGATATGTTCATGTCAGAGATTGCGCCCAAACGTCGGCCTTCTTCTGTGATCTGCTGCAATAACGCAAGAAGGGTTTGGCTGGGTTCTTTATAAGGCAGCGGCATAATGTTGTCGCGGATGCTGCCAGAGGGTACGTCTACATCGCGAAATTCGCCGGGACCAATCGGTGTGTCGTCGCCCTTAACTCGTAGTCCGCGAGACTTGAGACCACCGGGGAGATTGGATAGGGTTCCAGCGTCCACGAGTTGACGGATAATACTAGTGCCAGCTTTAGCATAACCACCAATAATATGAATGAGGCCGAGTCCATAAAATCCAAATCCGGGTACGTAAGCATAGTGTACGAAATGTTGACGCTTAAGCATCAGTGGGTCGTCAATATTCCAGTTACGTCGTATAGCTAGAATCTTGCCTGTACCCTTCTCAAGCGTTACCACATAAGGCTTTGCAATCTGTAGGTCATCGTCGTCATCTTCAGCATCTACACCGTCAATAATCAGGTCAGCGTGGACCTCAAGTATGGTGTAACGATCATCTGAAGTAAGTGATATGCCAGATTGCTCTGCTTTCGCCTCTTCCACATCTGTAAAGAAAGATACTGGGTCTCCCAATTCGACTTCGCGGTAGAATCCAGCAGCCTGAAGTTTTATAACTTCGTTCTTAGTCTTGCGCATGACGTGCGTAACACGCTCTGCGGACTCAATATTAGAGGCACCGTAGGGTACAATTACGTCTTCAGCAGGGATATATAGGGCCGTCTGACGCCCCATATTGGGGTCAAAATACACCTTTTTGAAGGCAGAACCAGCCAAACCAAGGCTATATAGTAGCCTCTCATGTTCGGGGCGGTATTCTACCATAACCTCAGTTAATTCATAGTTCATATCCGTCTTAACACGCAGCGCTGCATCTTCCTTCTCTTGAGTCATTTCCCCAAGAATCTTTGTCTTAACAGGACCGGCAGCAGGGAACGTCTCACTCATGGCCTCAGCTTGGAACCGAATAGCCGCTTCGGCTAGGATGTTGCTGTAAACACCACAGGCATTTTCCCAAGGCTCAGTGCGCGCTTCGTACTTCATACCTAAAACATCAAGACCGGCAACGTAGCTGTCTGCCCAGTCACGTCGAGCTGAAGTATCTGCGTCAATGGCTTCTTCTAAGTCCCCAGATATTTCTTGTAGCTGGCTGTCTTCTAGGTACTCAGCGAGGTTGGCATCAAAGGGCGCCATATCTACGTCTTCGTTTTCTTCTCCGAAGCTGATCTCAACACTGCCGTCTTCAAGCTCTACCATGACAGGCATGTCTTCATCGGTGGCGATAGCCATCTCGATCATGGCGTCGGGTTCACCCATTGCGTTTATTTCGTTTTCTATGCCTTCGGGCATTCCGTACAAACCTTTTTCAATAGCCATGTTAGCTGTCCTTTAGTAAAATCCGCCGCGATGCCTATAGAGAGGCTCGCTTTCCGCTTCGTCCGTTGGTAGGGAAATAAATCCGCCTTGACGAAAACGCATCAATGCCATTATGGTAGTATCCACCAAGTCATCGTTAGACATAAACGGAAAACCTGCTACTTCTTCTACTAGCTCTTCCGCCCAACGTGTTTGGGGAACCCACACAAGTCCAGATCGTACTATATCAGCAACAGAGTTTAAACGCGCAGTTTTATCTCCTGATCCTCTGTGCGGTGTATATTCCTGCACCATCAGCCCAGACCTACGCATCTCCTGATACAGTGGTGTACCACTACTCTTCTTCTCCACAATAAACGCATCCGGCTCCCACTCGTTGTACTGCTCCCAAGCCAACTCTTTTAGCTCTGGAAATTCAAGCCGCTTCTTTATAGAGTTAAGCAGGATGATACAGTAACAGTTCTCCTCCTCATGGAAGAAAACGCCCCACGTAGTGAGTGCCGTGTAGTCAGCCCTATTGTTCTTTTCGGCCGCCGCGTCAAGCGTCATGATTATATATTCACAGCTGGGCGGGTCTTCGTGGGGCCATTCCTTCCACCACTCGCGCTTAACCATTGCGGCTTCTTCTGCCGTAGGCTTCTGCTGATACTGGGCATTCCACTGGAACACCGGCATTGACGCTTTAGTTCTGTACAGGGCATCAAGATCAAAGAACTCAGGCCACAGCGGTTTCTCGATAGTCTTGTGTATGGTTAGCAACCGGTTCTTAGGGTCAGGTACTTCCGACTCTACTTCTAAAATCGCTGGAAATTCAACAACTTCGTACTTATCTGCCAGCTCATTCTGCGCCATATCCCGAACCACGCGCCCAGTCAGGTCATCCAAGTGCCAACTGGTCTGTACAATAGCGATCCGCCCGCCGGGCATGAGACGAGTACGGGCACCGAACGTAAACCATTCGTACGCTTTGTCGAAAACATCCAAGTTACCGCTAATAATGTCTTGTTCGTTATGCGGATCGTCTACCAAAAGCAAGTGGGCGCCACGACCGGCAAGTGCTGAACCCACACCACAAGCAAAATACTCCCCACCCGCACTGGTGTTCCATCGTCCTGCGCTTTTTGAGTCCGACGCTAGCTGTACTGTAGGGAATATGGCCTGATACTCGGGGGTAGATATGAGGTTTCGCACTTTTCGACCAAAATCTACAGCAAGATCAGTAGTATGCGAGACCATCAGCACCTTTTTATCTGGGTTACGCCCCAAAAACCACGCCGGAAAGTAAATAGAGATAAGTTGGCTCTTGCCATGACGCGGGGGCATGTTCACACAAATACGATCTTGGCCTGTTCCCTCTACATCCTCACCGTCTGGGCCGTATTCTTTACCCCGCTCGATGTCCATAAGCATGTCAGCTAGGATTCGGTGGTGTTTTCCTACCTTATAGTCAGTCTGCATAGCCTTACAGAATTCAATTAAGTCCTTATATGCCGCTTCGGAGCGCTGCCTAGCCTCTAACTCCTCTACAATCTTTAATATCTCGGCCTGTTCATCGGGAGTGTAGTTATCTAGGTTTTTTAAGAGCAGGTCTGCGTCCGCAGCAGTAAACTGTGTAGGTTTTGGTATAACCTTTAATATAGTTCTACTACTTCGACCCACGTGCTTCCCACTTACCTAATGGGCATCGCGCACCCATTAACCAGATTTTGGCCTCCATCCAGCACCCACACTTCTTACATGTATGCATAACAGGACGGAACTCAGGGCACTCTCTGCAAATAATCCCACGTTCGGAAGCAACTTCCGTTCTAGTCTTAGGTTTAAGTTTCACTAGGCCCTACCTCGTCTACTACCTCATACACGCCATCGGCGTTTTTCTTTAAAATTTCTAACTTCTCGCGTAGCTTTTCACGTAGTTCGTCTGCGTTTTGATGGGTTACTGTAATTTCTTTACGCTCTGTAAACAGCCCAACGTCGGTCATCTTACCCAAAAGCTCCAAGGCACGTATCCGTATGCGGGCATCCGCATTCTCTGTCTCAAGGATTAGCTTGTTAACAACCGTGTTTCGGATTTCAGCGGAGTGGGTAGCGACCAAGTGCCCGAACTCTTTCAGGATGTCGTTGGTCTGGATTATGACGGCGGGGGTTAAGCTGTTGAATCTATTGTGGTTTAGAGCTTTTGAGGTCTTCTCTACGTTTTCTGCGTAGGTGGTAACTAGTGCGGCAGCGGTGTCATTGTCAATATCGTCGGCGTCGTCGAATTCTAAGCCGTGATCTTCTAGCTCGTTTATTGTACGGACAGCAGCATCTACACGTTCCTTGAGGTCCATGTACGCAGCGTCGTCTGGTACTTCCATACCGAACTCGGGGTCGAGGGCTAAAGCCATCTATGTAAACACCTTTTTGCAAGCGGTTAAGCTGATGGGGTGGAGTATATGACACAAAAAAAATTTTTACAACAAGGGCTTGGGACTCCTATGGGGGGTAGTTGGTATTTGGAGGGGGTGGGGTGCGAGCCGTGGGCATAATAAAAAAGAGGGGGTGGGGTAGGCTAACTTGTTTTGGGTTCGCACTTACGCCCGGGGGGCCTTATGTGTACATTTTGTCCGTTTTTACCCAGAAACCAAATCATTTGGGTAAATTAGTATGTATAGGACGCGCGCGGTACCTGATGACGCTAGTGGGGGGTGGGGGGGTGGTGGGGGCAAGGCTACCCTAGACGGCCAGAAAAAGGGGGCACGCGAAGCAATTAAACTGCACGATACCCTACTAAAACAAGTCT